CATTTTGCTGACAAAGGTAAAGTTAATTTTAAAGGCGAGATTATTTAATGACAGTATATAGCTCACACGATTGGCGTAAACATACAGACGATGCAATTATAGAAGATGGTGAACACATCTTAAAAGTAAATGATAGCAGAGTTTTGTTTAAAAATCCAAAAACTCTAAAAGAAGAGTCGGTAGATGTTTCACGGCTTGTTAGAGTATTTGTAAATAATAGAGATGATTTAAAAAGAAGTGTAAAATGACAAAATATTTCCACGAAGCAATAGAAGAAGACCAAAAGATATTGGACATAGGATTAAAACAATCTAGGTTACATAAAAATGAAAGACTTGCTAGAGATAAAGGTATGATTAGATTGTTTACACCTGCTGAAGAGCAAATATTAAAGGATGGTTTGAATGAGGATAATTACTCTCTACACGATATATTGATGATGGGTTTTAATGAAGAACAAATATTAAGAAGAATAGAGGAAGAAGAAGACGATGCCTAATTATACTTTTGAGAACAAAAGAACAAAGAAACAGCACGATAAGTGGTTATCTATGAGTGAATTAGATACATATTTAGAGAAAAATAAGAACCTTCGTCAGGTTATCACATCAATAAATATAGTAGGTGGTGTCGGAGGCATAACTCATAAGACCGATGGAGGCTGGAAAGACAATTTAAGTAGAATTGCAGAGGCACACCCTAAAAGCGCACTAGCGGCAAGATATGGAAAAAAGACAATCAAACAATCCAAAACAGAACAAGTAATAGCAAAACATAGAAAGAGGAAAAAATGGTAAAAGACTTACCTGATTATATGCGTGGCTTTGATATGGATGAAGACTATGGTTTTACTGCTGTATCCTCTGCACCTAAAACAGATACAGAACAACCAAAAGTAGATTTATCAGCACTTGATAATCAATCTTTAGAATTAGCAAAAGTGAAAGATGATGTATCATCTATTAGATCAATGATGAACGAAGTAATGCAGATCGTTGCAGAAAAAGAAACTGTAACAAAAGAACTAGAAAGTGCAGATGTAAAAAATAGATTTAAAGATATAGAGAAAGTTATATTACCTTTTCTTTACAATCTATCAAAGAGTGATGAACCATATATACATTGGCCAAATAGAGGTCCAATTATTAAGGCTCAAATAGAAAAAATACTCAAATTAACGAGAGGATAAAATGAAACTAACAGACAATTTTTCATTAAAAGAAATGACAGCCTCACAAACAGCTGACAGGCATGGTATAAGTAATAATCCTAGTGAAGACCATATGGATAACTTAAAAAAACTATGTGAAAATATACTGCAAAAAATCAGAAATCATTATGATAAAGTAGTATCTGTGTCAAGTGGTTATAGATCACCTGAGCTGTGTGTGAAGATAGGTTCAAGTATGAAATCTCAGCATGCCAAAGGCCAAGCTGCGGATTTTGAGATATTTGGTCTACCAAATTCAGAACTAGCAAAGTATATTATAGAAAATTTAGACTTTGACCAACTGATATTGGAATACCATAATCCAGAAGAACCTAACAGCGGTTGGATACATTGTTCGTATAAGAATCCTGAAGATAATAGAAAACAGGTATTAAGAGCATACAGAGATGATGCTGGCAAAACTATATACGAACCTTACGATCCTAGCTGAGAGAATGAACGTCTTAATAATGAACAAAAAAGAGAACAAGATAAGATCATAGATCAATATATGCAAAAAGGCATATAAGGTTGACAGATTGATTTTATTATGGTATAATGAATAGATAACATAGGATATATTATGAAATTTAAATTTGTAGATATAGATAAGACTAAATTACCAAAACCTAAAAGACGTAATGTAGGTGGTATTAGATTTTATGAAATAGATGGACAACAATATCCATCTGTGACAACAATTCTGTCTTTAAAGAAAACAGAAGAATTAAAAAAATGGCGTGAGTCAATAGGTGAAGATGTTGCCAACTGGGAAATGAGAAGAGCTGCTAGACGTGGTAATTCCTTACATAAATTAGTAGAAAATTATATAAAGGGTGAAACTCCAGTAACAAGAGATGTATTGCCTTTAGGTATGTTTAGATTAATCAAACCTTATGTTGACCAAATTGATAACATACATTTATTAGAACACCAAATGTATAGTAAGAAGTTAACTATTGCAGGTCAAGTTGATTGTGTTGCTGAATTTAATGGTAAACTATCTGTAATTGACTTCAAATCTGCCAACAAAGAACGACAAGAAGCTTGGGTAGAAAACTATTTTTTACAGACCACAGCCTATGCTATTATGTATGAGGAGTTATTCGGAAAGCCAATAGAACAAATCGTTGTTTTATTAGTAGCTGAAGACGGTGCTGTGCAAGTTTGGAAGAAAGACCCTAAAGATTTTCAGCCTAAATTGTTAGAGAGTATTAATGATTTTTATAAATATTATGAAAAGCAAAATAAGGACAAGAGTTAGGACTAATTACTTTCTTGCGGCCCTTAATAGTAAAGGGAATAATGAAAAAATTAATACTTACGATATACTTACTGTTAATGACAGGAGTATATGCAGAACAAAAAACTTATAATTTTTGGTGGGAATCAATACCAACAGTATGTAGTACCACAAGTGAAATTGAAAGATGGGCTGATGATAACAATTTTACACCTGTTAATGTGAGTTATGGTAAAGAAGGTGGCACAGTAGAAGGTGAGATAGTTTATATGGTTGTATATTGGATTAACGAAAGACAAGAAACATTTGCATCTGTGCAAACGCCACAAGCACCTAATCAAAGCTGTATTGTCTTTAGAACATTTAATTTAAAATTAAATACAGAATTGTTAAAAGGTCAAAATTTATAAAGAATTAATGTTGAAGGTAAGATAATAACTAGTGAGGACGTGGGGGCAGTACCCACCACCTCCACCATTTAAAACACATTGATATGTGCTTTGAGGGGGTGAGTTAGATTCGACTGCTACTAAAACTTACTGGAGTTAATCGTTGACAACGTAAAGTCATTTTAAATGCTAACAATAATTTAGCAATGGCAGCATAATGTCATAGAGGTTTGCCTGTACCTAGCAACAGAAACAGGCATTTATATAGGAGTATAATATGAACCAGTGGAATATAATAGATCACACATTTAAATTTAGAGTAGGTGATTCAGAAGAAAAAGGTGGTTGTACGTTTATTGGTGGGGAATGGAAAGATGTTTCCACTGATGAATTATTTAAAGGTAAGAAGGTAGTATTGTTTAGTTTGCCTGGCGCCTTTACACCAACCTGTTCAGGACAAGAACTACCAAGTTATGATGCAATGTATCAACAATTCAAAGATCAAGGTATAGATGATGTTTATTGTATCTCTGTGAATGATGCATTTGTAATGAATGCTTGGGCTAGAGATTTAGGTATAAAGAATGTCAAAATGATACCAGATGGATGTGGTACGTTTACGAGATCAATGGGTATGTTGGTAAACAAACCTAAACAAGGTTTTGGTATGAGAAGTTGGAGGTATTCAGCTGTAATTAATGATGGTAGAGTAGAACAATGTTTTGAAGAACCAGGATTTAATGACTTCAGCGATGATGATGACCCTTATACTGTCTCTACACCAGAGCATATAATGAAGTATTTACAATCATCAGCACTTGACTCAAATTCAATATAGTGATATAATGAGAATGTCAATTGGCAGGGTGGTGAAGCTAGCGTGAAGCCACCCACAATAGTTTAGATGCAGGATAAAAATGAATAGTAAAGAATTTAGTTTAGAAATAGAAAAAATAATAAGAGAAAAAAGAGATTTAACATATATGGATGCAATCATATGGTATTGTGAAGAAAATGATATTGATGTTGGTACGGTAAAACCATTAATCAGTAAAACATTAAAACAAAAAATAGAAATGGAAGCACAAAAGTTAAATTTCTTACCAAAGACTGGAGTATTGCCTGTATAATGTATGGTGGATTTGATGTATTTAAAATATATATGGCAGTCAAACTCCATTTTACTACCGATACATATGACTACTATAAATATGGTGGTAAGGTAAATTGTAAGTTAGATACCTTTACAAAAAGAAACGACAGGTACTTTTTTCATAAGTTAAGTACAATGTATAGTAAAGATAACATACTAGATTTTTTTGTATCTAACTTCTTGGCAGATAGTAAGAAATGGGTTGGGAGTTTATTAAGAAATGATGGTAAGGAAGTTTACTTGGAATATAGAAAAGTTAAAGAGGCTTTTGAATACAATTTTAGAAGTGACTGTGTATTCCTTGCTGATGACTTTGGCACTTCTGGTATTTCTTTTGATAGTGGTCTACTCGTACACAACGGCCAACATCCACGACTTCTACGATTATTGCTTCAGAAAAAAATCAGAATACAGACGGCAGTCGTGTTGGATAATATCTTATCGTATTGTAAGAATTGGAATAAAGAAATTAAAGAACGAGTTGTTTGGCCTCATTGGGAAAATAAAATTATTAAATTAAAACCATTTATGAGTTACAATCAAACACAATGTAAACTAATTATGAAAGAGGTTTTTGTTAATGGCAAGTAGGGATCAAAGGGTTATTTGTTTAGGCAACGGAAATAGTAGAAAAGGTTTAGACCTTGATAAGTTATCATTATATTTTACAATGTATGGATGTAATGCCATATACCGTGATTGGACACCAGATGTATTAGTTGCTGTTGACCACGGTATTATGCACGAGATATATCATAGTGGTTTTGGTTATTCTACACCTTGTTACTTTAGAGATTGGACAAAGTTACCTGGCCATGCACACGACAATTTAATTTATAGTGGATTAACAAAAGATGAATTAGATAAAGCAAAAGAATGGGATGTAGTGAGAGTAAATAAGAAAACAACTGAAGAAGAATTTGTTATGCACGGCGCACAAATTAAAGGCATAATAAATGTTCTAACTAGAACAAAAGGTGAAAAGCATATAAAAGAAAAAAAAGTAAACCATGCATCTTTATGTGTTAGTTGGACTAGATCAGATGATAAAGTAAAAGACTTAAAAGAACTTATGTGTAAACCAGATGGTATAAGCCACGACTATGGTTGGTCTGCTGGACCTACATCAGGTTTCATTGCTGTCAAAAGAGAAAAACCAAAAGAGATTTATATGGTAGGCCACGATTTATACAGTGGTACTAATAAAGTAAATAATTTATATGCTGGTTCACAATATTATGTACACGAAGAACATAGTCCTACTCCATGCGTTAATTGGATTAGACAATGGCGTGATTTGATGAATTGGAATCCAGATATAATGTTCTATAAAGTCAATGAATTTAATGATGGTAGAGATAAAATGAATACACCTATAGAAGAATGGAACGAAGTAAAGAACTTGAAGTATATAAACCGAAATGCACTTGACAGATTGTGTCAGATGTAGTATAATGAGATATGTTTGACGGAATAATATACAGTTTACTAAATTGGATTGATAAAACAAGTGCCAGAACTAGGGAATATATGATAAAAAAATCATTACCTAAACCTTGTATATCAGCTGAGGAGTGGGCTAAAGATCATAAGAAGTGGAAAGAAAATCAAAAATAGAACCTTTTACTCTTATAAATAATAATGATACCGATTATACAGGTAACACAAATACAATAATACAAGGAGAATACGAATATGGACTTTGAAACATTAAAAACAAGCAGAAGTAATTTTGAGAAACTTACCAAAGCAATAGAATCAAAATTAGATAACAACGACAATCAATCCAAAGACAAATATACTGACGAAAGAATCTGGAAACCAGAGTTAGATAAAACTGGTAATGGCTATGCTGTTATTAGATTTTTACCTGCAGTTTCTGGCGAAGATATGCCGTGGACTAGAGTATGGTCACACGCATTCCAAGGAACAGGTGGTTGGTATATAGAAAACTCACTAACAACTTTAAATCAAAAAGACCCTGTGTCAGAAGAAAATACTAGACTATGGAATACTGGTGTTGAATCTGACAAAGAGATTGCTAGAAAGAGAAAAAGAAAACTATCTTACTTTGCAAACATACTAGTGGTTAGTGATCCTAAAAATCCTCAAAATGAGGGACAAGTAAAATTATTCAAATTCGGTAAAAAGATATTTGATAAGATTGCTGAGAAAATGAGTCCTGCATTTGATGATGAGAAGGCTATCAACCCATTTGATTTTTGGGAAGGTGCAAACTTTAAATTAAAAATCAGAAAAGTTGATGGATATTGGAATTATGACAAATCTGAGTTTGAAGCTGTAGCAAAAGTTGCTGATAGTGATGACGCTATCAAAACTATTTGGGAAAAACAGTATGCTCTAAAACCTTTCTTGGCACCTGATAATTTTAAAACCTATGATGAACTCAAAGAGAAACTGATTAGGGTTATTTCAGGTACTAGAAAAGCTGAAACGGTGGAAAATGTAGACCTCCCTCCTCAAACCAACGGTTCAGTTAAAAGTAAACCTGTAAGTGCTCCTTCGGCTAGCGATGATGATGACGATACGTTGTCTTATTTTAGTAAATTAGCTGAAGACGAGTAATCTCTCTCAAATTACATTTACTTTAAGGGGTGTCCAGCAATGGGCATCCCTTTTTTTATGTATAAATATATACAATGGCCAATATATTAGATAGAATTAACACTAGAGATGGTGGTATAGATAGATCAGCTGAATGGTATAGAAACACTGTTCGGAAACTAGGTACCAGAGTAACTGCAAACAAAATGATGCAAGATGGTATACTAACTAATAGACCAAACATTGGATTATTGAACTTATTTTATTATGACCCAAAGTATAAAAAGACTTTACCTTATTATGACATATATCCATTAGTATTACCTTTAGATGTTATACCTGGTGGGTTTGCTGGAATAAACTTTCATTATCTAGCACCATTACAACGATTTAGATTATTAGAAAGATTAGAAAGTTTTAAAAATAAAAGACGTATTGATAACAAAACACTATTGAACGTAAATTTAAGTAGAGTGAAGAATATACCAGAGGTCAAACCAATAATAAAAAAGTATCTGTTTAACCACGTTAGGTCAAGGTTCTTAAAAGTAGATTTAACA